CCCCGTACTTCTCCTCAGCGAATGCACTCCGGCTGAACCGCACCGCGACCATGCCGCGGCCATCGTCCAGCCATGCACGTTCGACCACTCCCAGCACACGATCAGGGTCGTGATTCCAAAGGAGCGGCGCGCCATCGTTCAGACGGCTCATGTCGAGCGCACCCTCGGCATGGCTGAGCACTTCAGGGCCGAACCACCGATCAACCGGCGCCTCAGAACTGAACGAAAACTCAAGCGTCCGCCGATCGTCGTCGTCGGGCTTCATGCCACGGGCGGCGGTCGCATAGTCGAAACTGGCGACGCGCCTCAGCGGTTTGCTGTTCAGCTCGCGCAGTTCCATCAATCCGTGCACAGGTTGTGTCTCCACTGTAGCTGTAGCTTCAGACTTCAACCCACGATCATCCCGCGCGGCCTTGATCCGTGCCGCCTTCGCATCGGCCCAGGTCTGGCCGGGGTCACCACCCCAGGCTGCCCATGCCACGCGGCCTGGGCTGGGGTAGCCATCCTCACCCGGGCTGAAGCCATCGCCGGCCTTGTCCACCTCATGCCTGGCGAACCATGCCGCCATGGTGATCACGGTGTCTGGGCTCAATTCGTCGCCGCTCAGGATCTGGCTGGCGCGGGTTGCGGCCACCTCGGTTCCGCCGGGTTCGCCGTCAACCTTCCACGCGCGGTAGCGCTCGGCCTCGGTGCGCATCCCATCGGTCGGCATCAGGTCGATGGCAGTCCCGTTGACGTTGGCCATCAGGTGTCGTCCTCAATGTCGTCGCCTTCCGCCAGATCCTCGGCCAGATCCTCGGGGGTGTCCTCCACCTCACCCGTGCTGTCGCCAGACTCAGCCGCCGTGTCCTCAGGGCTGTAGGGATCCTGGGGGATGATGCTCCCCGGTGGCCGCGCCTGGGTCAGTCCGGCGCCGCTCACCTTGCCAGGGTCGATGTCGAGCGTGAGGCCCAGCTCCTGCGCACGCTCACGCTCAGCCGCCAGCGCCACCAGCAGATCCTCAAGGTCTCCGCCACCGGCGGCCACGACGTCCGCCTGAGTCTTGAATCCGCACCTCACAGCCTCCTTGTAGGCAGACACCTCCCTGGCAGGATCGACCCACTCCCACCCGCGCGGGAACCACTTCGCCGCCTCGTACCGCTCCGGCATGACGTCGTAACCAGGCAGGGGCATGGCGCCGCTGCCGACCGCTGCTGCCAGCCACCGCTCGAACACCGGCCGGAGCAGATGGTCAATCAGATAGTCCTGCAGCGTCTTCCATGTCTCCCGATCCTCCAGCAGGCTGAGTCGGCTGCTGCTGTAATTGGATGTACTGAAGTCCCGCGAAATCGTCTCATAGCTGCAGCCGATCGCCGCGGCAACCGCCCGCAACATGCCACGCATGAAGGGCTCAAACTGACCATCCGGTGCGTCGAGCTGCGGCACGTTCACCGATTCGCCCGGCGCAAGGTACTTGAACACGCCCGGCTCGAAGTTGCTCACCCGCTCATCGTCGAACACCTCATCAGCGTGGAGCTCGCCCTCAGGGCTGGTGATGAATCCCATCAGGCTGGAGCTCGCCCGCGCCCGCACAACCTCCGCCTCTTCATACCCTGCCAGGTGGTGCAGCCGCTTCACCGCTGAGCTGAACCACGGCACACCGCGGGTCTGCCCCGGCCGTTCGGTCACATACAGGTGGATGATCTCCGATGCCGGCACCTCCTGCGTCTGATATCCCACCCCGTTCACCATGTCGCCAGGGTGGCGGGTGCGGAACGCATAGGACACCGGCCGGCCCCAGCGGTTGACCTTCACCCCCATCCGCCACTCGCTGCCATCAGGCAGGGGGCCCAGGCTCTTTCCCTCGTCGCAATAATCGCTCTCGATGATCTCCAGCCCGAGGGGCACCCTGCCGCCGCCGAATGCCTCCGGCACAATCCTGATGAACACCTCACCCGATTCGGCCATCGCCTGAATCGCCAACCGGCAGATCTCCGCGAACGACAGCCGGCCCGCAGCGTGGCACGTCGTCGGCCGACACCAGCGGGTCCACTCGCCTTCGATCATGCTGTTGATCCGTTGATCCAGCCGGCCGCTGCCGCGCTGCATCATCACCCGGCCCTGCATCCGAATGCCCCGGCCGACCACGTTCGCGCCGATCGCCCGCATCGCCTGGCGTGCGTAGGGGTTGTCCCGCACCAGCTGGCGCGCGCGGTTCCGCAGCCGCACCAGGCTGCCGTCAATCTCAGCGTCGGCGCTGGTGCCGCTGGTCACCCAGTCCGAGGTCAGCCGCGACATCAGCGCGCCCTCGTAGGCCCGCCGGCCGCGGCGGGCGCCTGGTGCCACCGTGGGCGGTGCCGGCTTCGACCGCTTCCGCTTCGCCATCAGCTGAACCTCACGAACAGATTGCCAGGATTGCCCAGGCCCTGGGCAACCTTCTCGGCCGCACGCTCGCGCGCAACAATCGCCTTCAGCTGCGCCTCACGTTGCATCAGCTGCGATAGCTCCAGCTTCGTGAAGGACCGGCTACCGATCGTGTACTGCTTGGCTCCGCCTGAGATGATCGCGCGGATCGCCGCCTGCACTGCCGCCAGATCCTGCTCAGCCTGGCTCTGGCCATTGAATGCACCCGGCGAACCCGCGTAGATCAAGGATGGCTGCACCAGCAGCATCCCACTCCCGACGGTGATCTTCGTCGCGCCGCTGCTGATCACCGATTGCCAGAACCAGTCGCCCGCGTTGAATGCCTCGGTGGTGGTGGCACTGATCGCCATGTCCCATCCGCCGTCTGATCGTGCGGTGCCGGCAACCGTCGCGCCCTCGCTGGCCGTGTTGGTTCGCAGGTACGTCGTGAATGTCCAGGTGGCCGATGTCGCAGCAGCACCCAACAGATCAACCTGTGACGGTTCGATCCACTGCACGGTATCGCCAGCCTTGATCTCAGCGGGAACCGGCACGGGGATCACCTCCATGCACAGCATAGTGCACAAGAAACCCCCCGGCCGCAGGCACAACCGAGGGGCTCATGACACACCACGCAGTGAATCTACCAGCCGGAGACGAAACTCGGGCCAGTCCTCGCCGGCCGCGGCCGCCGTGCGCCACCACCAGCAGCCGCGGCCGGTGGTGCCTTCTCAGTCGCAACCGCTGCCGCCAGCTGATCCCACATCGTCGCCCGGTTGTAGCGCCGTTTCACCAGCTCCAGCACCGCTAGGCAGTAGACCGCAAGGTCGAGCGGTTCATTGCGTGCGCCCGCTGGCTTCTGCCACGACAGCACCTGGAATCCCTTCACCGTCTTCGGCACCAGCCGTTCACACGTCAGGCCCTGCAGGTACTCCTCTGTTGCGTTCTGGCCGAAGTGCACGGCGCCGGGGCCCGTGCCCTCCTTTCGCAGCCTCGCGTAGATCGTCCGTTTCAAGGTGTCGCCGCCCACCATGTACAGCGTCACGCCGCCCTTGATCACCCGGCCGCGCCAGTTCACATCCACCTTGCTGCCCTTGCTCAACGCCGGCGCCGCCTTCGTGCTGCTGCCCTTCAATGCGACCACGCCCTCACGCACCCGCTGCCGGCAGAACTCGTAGGCCTCCTGCGTGAAGTGACCGCCCGTGTCCACCCCGCAATGCCGCACCGTCATCACCCCACCCCCAGCCCGCGGCCATTCCGTCCGGCGGATCGAATCCACCTGCTCCCACACCTCGCCATCCGCCGGGCTGCCCTCCACCTTCTGATGCCACACCAGCCACATCTCCTCCCCCCGACCGATGCCCCACACGCTCACCTCTAGCCAGGTGTCCTGTACGTCCACCGCCATCAGCAGCACCAGCACGCCATCAGGGCACTGGCCAGTCGGGTACGGGTCGGCCGCGGCCCTCGCCATCAGGCCATCAGCGTTTATCGCCGCCACCGCTTCATCCTCCCAGGCCTCCGCTGCCCTCTTGTTGACCCAGCCCTTGAGCAACAGCGGGTCGCTTTTCGCCCGCAGGAACTCATCCCGGATCTCCTCCCAGCTCTTCCACCCCGCCGGCGCATACCACCCCGGCAGATGGAATCCCGCCGTCATCCCATCGCCCGGCGCCGTTGCACCCCACACCGCACCCGCCAACATCGATGTCTTGTGCCGCTGCCCCACACGTTCGCCGCACGCCGGACACTGGCACCACACCTCACCATCCGGCCGGTCCCATCGCATGTGCTCACGCCACCGCAGCACCTCCAGCGAGCCGCAACACGGCATCAGCACTGCCAGCTGTCGCCGGTCGCTTCTGGTCTCGAACTCCGCCGTAATCCGGCACATGCCCCGCGTGCCGGGCGTGCTGGTGATCAGCACCTTACCCATCGGGAACGTGGACGTCCTGGCCTCCGCGTTCTCCAGCGGGTCGCCCTTGTCATCCGCATCGAGCGGATAGCTGCTCACCTCGTCCGCCGCCAGGTTGGCCGCCGGCATGGACTGCAGACCGCTGCCGCTGTTCGCACCGGTGAGCACGAACAGCCCACCGCGGAACTCCTTCAGGAACATCGTATTCCCAGAGTCGCGCGACCGGGCCGGTGCAATCAGCTCGCTCAGTACCGGGGTCTCCTTCAGCAGCGGATCCAGCCGCTGGCGGTTCAGCCGCTTCGCCATGTCGAGAGTCGGCTGCACCAACAGCGTCGGCGCTGGCCATAGATGGATGATCGCCCCCAGCCAGTTGAGCACCACCTCCGTTTTCCCCAGCTGTGAGCCGAACATGAGCACCACCCGCCGCCATGGGCTCGACGGGCTGAGGCATTGCATCGGCTCGCGCAGGTACGGCGTCCGGTCCGTCCGCCACGGGCCCGGCTCCGAGCTGCCCTTGCTGCTCAGCATCCGGTAACGATCCGCCCACTCATCAACGCCCATAGGGTCCGCCGGCCGCAGGCCCTCGCGCCATGCATCCCGATACACCAGCGCCGGATCAGCCATCGCTCAGCACCCGCAGCGCAATCCTCAGCTCCTGCTCAAGCAGGTGGTGGCACTGCCTGGTATCAGCCGTGCCAGCCAGCATCGGCGCCAGCCGCGCCGGTATCGCCATCATGCTCTCCCGGATCGATCGCGCCAGGTTGAACGCCTCCGCTCGCACCTCCGCCACCGGCACCAGCTCGCCCCTCCCCTGCAGCGCCTCCAGCTTCGCCTTCTCCGCCTGGTAGTGCTCACGCCTCGCCCGGCTTTCGTTCAGATCCGGGATCGCATCCTCAGGCAACGCCTCGATATACGCACGCAGTTGATCCATCGGTGGCGCCGCCGCCGGCACCGCAACCGCTACCGGTGGTGTCCGCCGCCGCTGAGCAGGGCCAGCGGTGCGGCCATCAGCAGAACCCACCTTCGCGTTGTTGTTGCGCGCGGTGTTCCGGTCCCACAGCTCCAGGCCAAGATCAAGGTCGATCATCTCCCGCCCGTTCTCGGTCACCACCGCACCGCTCAACCGGCCAGACCGAATCGCGAACGTCACCGCCGCCGGTGTCACGCCCTTCGCCTTCGCAAACTCACCCTTCCGAACAAGTGCCAATCCTTAAGAGGCCACTGAACTAACTTAATTTTAGTTCGGCCCCTTAAAAGATTTGGGGGAGGGGCCCAAAGTGCTTGCTATGACTGGGTTTTAGAGGGTCTCAGCCCTCCCGCTAGGAAAATATCGGGCCGCAGGATTACCCTCATGCGATGCACGGGGAGGGACCCGTGATCCGATCAGCGCGCTGATGCCATCGCCCGATCGAGCGCGGAATTGAGATGGCCGGTAAAGACACGAGCAACGGTTGCATTGCCGACGCGCTCGAACGGGAACAGCGGGCGGTAGCGGGGTTCGGACTTAACGACGAGGAAGTACGGGAACAGACGACCGCGGGATCGGCGCCAGACACCAGGTGCGCGGTTGCCGCCGCGGGGCCGGCCGATGAAGAAACCGCCTTGATCAGCGGAGTCGAGGTTGGCCTCGATGAGGCTGAACAGCGAGCGTTTGGGATTGCCTGCGGCGTTCTGCGCCAGCTTGGTGGGGATGAGCTTCCCGGAGGGGAGGGACTGGCCGCGGGAGCCTGCCAGGCCTCGAATGAAACCCTCATAGTCCTTCCATCGGCGTTGACCGCCGAAGGTCTGGGGGTCGAAGTAGGGACGGTCTGGGGAGGGGTAGACCTGAGCCACCAGGGATAGCTTCGTGGACTTGGAGTAGCGGAATGCTGATTTCGTGAATGCGACCGGGGCGGTGAATGACCGCGTGGTTTCTGACTTCAGCGCGAGTTGCACATCACGCGCGGTCTGGTTGAGCGCGACTGAGGTCGCGAAGGGTAGTTGATTGCGGTAGGCGGCGACGAATGCCTGAGCGCGATTGACCCCACGGCTGTCCACCTTGATCGTGATCATCGGATCAGTCCTGTGATGTGATCACGGGCGGGGGCCAGGTTGTCGATGTTGGGTAGCACGCGACCGTCGAGACCGTCCATCAGCAGGATGGCATGGCCGGCACGGTGCAGGCCGGTGAGCGTGTCCAGGTCGGGTGCCCGCAGGGCGATGCCGTGATCGGTGTCGAGTAGCTGGGGCACCTGGGCGCCAGCGATCGGGCCTGTGCGCCAGCCAGGGCCGTACCAATCGGCGCCTGAGGTGAGCATCCACCGATCGGATGTGCCGGGCGTGTGGCTCACGCCTACGGGAATGTCGGTCAGGCGTTCAGCGAATGCCACCATGGCGCGCTGCCATGACCAGCTGGTGGCCGGGAGCTCGTTGCCGATCTGCAGCAGGGCGGGCAGTCCGGCGATGGCGCGGATCACGCGGGCGAGGTGTTGGCGCTGGTAGCGGTTGTGGGGGCCGGGAGCGTGGACCTGCTGGGGTCGATCCAGGCGAATGCCTTGGTGGTTGTTCCCTGGGCGGAGGGGATGGGATGACCAGCTGTCGGCATAGTCGGGCTGTGTGCCCTCGAAGCCGATCACGACGGTGGCGCGGCCCTGTGCCGCCTGACGGGCCACGAAAGCCCGCAGGCGGCCGTAGAGCCCCCTGTGGGGGCGTGATAGGTCGTAGACGCCCTGACGGGCCAGCCAGGGCATGGGGGCGACGTTGAGGGGCCGGCCGCGGCCCTGTGCGTAGCGGCTGCCGGTGGTGTTCCACACGGGGGCCTCGAACAGCCATGCGGCGGTCAGGTTGCCGATCAGGCCGGCGGGGTCCAGGGTGCTGCCGCAGATGATCTGCGGGCCGTTCCAGCTGTGGGAGCCGACCAGGTGGAGGCGGTCGCCGGACTGAGTGAACCACCGGCCGGATGTGCTGATCGGGTCGGTGGTGATGTCGCTCATCAGTGGCCCCTCAGCCGGGAGGTTGGCAGGCCCTGCTTGATCGCCCAGCGTGCGGCGGCCTGCTGCGCCATCCAAGCATCAGCGAGCCGATGGGCCATATCGAGCAGCTGCTCGGGTGATGCCCGGTCAAGGGAGCGGTGCAGGCGTTCGAGGTCCAGCTGCTGCGACAGGGTGAGCTCCATTGGCGGTTCAGGTGGCAGGAGGGAAGAAGACCCAGGAGCGAACGCCCTTGACCATGAGTCTGACCCTGGAATAGCCGGCCCGCCTGAGCACGCCGGCGACGGCCATCTCATTGGCGCGGGTGAGGGTGTAGCCGAGGCGATCGAGCAGGTGCTGGGTTGTGCAGGGGCCGAGTTCGGCGGCAGCGGTCAGGACCAGGTGCGAGGCAATGGTGAGCTGCTGGTGGGTTGAGTGCGGGGCGTGAACGGTGCGGAGGGGCAGGGCGGATGGGATGTCGTGGAGGGGGATTGTGGTTCGGCGCATGAGGGGGGTCTGAACTGCCCCAACCGTAAGGCATACGGCCGCTGCCCCTCCTGCCCCCATCCCTGCCCTACGGGGGGCACCCCGAAACCCGTTGCGGTGGTTGGGATTGCCCTATGTGGTACTACCTACCCCCTTCTAATGGTTGATTTACAAAAAGAGGGGTAGGGGGGGTAGGGGGGCCTGTTTCTGGCAAAGTCTTCGGCAGAGGTGGGGCAGGGGGCAGAGGGGGCAATACGACAAGACCCCAGGCTGGGCCTGGGGTCTCGGCTGCCCCTCCTACCGGTCAGAAGGGGGCATGAGGAGGGGCAGTTGGGGGCACTCGTCAGCCGGGCCGATGCCAGCGCCATGCGCGGTGCCCGTGTGACATGCAGCGGCGGCGTTCGCAGCCGAGGGATCGGAGGATGTCGGCGACCGCCATCTGATCAGCGCGGGTCTGCCGTTCGAGTGGCCGCTGAACGGCATCGGTGAGCACCCGTTCTGTGGAGATCGCCTCCCATGCGCCCTGCTGGGCCAGCCAGGCGGCGATGGGGGCCGCCCATGGGTGCTCGGTCTGGTGCGCCTCGTTCTCGTTGGTGACCATGGCGGCGAGGTCAGGCGGGAGGTAGTTGGCCTGTCCGTCGCGGTAAGCGAGGACGGCGGCGGCCCAGATGCTGTCCCGTTCGGCGGCGATGCTGCCGGTGTCGATCGGATCGGATTCGGTGCGTGGTGTGGGGATGATCCAGAACCGGCGGTTGCCGGTCTCATCGGCCAGGAAGCCCTGGCGGTTGGTGCTGCCGACGATGATGCCGCGGCGCGGGTGGGCATCGGTGGCCCTGCCGTAGGGCGGACGGAACAGGTCGGTGGACTGACTGAGGAACGCCTTCACCTGGCCGGCATGGCGCCGGTTGGTGATGTGGTCGATTTCAGACCACTCCATGATCCACGAACGGTGGAGGATCATAAAGTCATCTTTGGTGGTGCAATCGCCCAGTGCATCAGAGAAGAATGGGCCAGCGAGTGCGGCCCAGAATGATGACTTGCGGGCGCCTTGATCGCCCTGCAGGATGGTTGCGGTGTCGTGCTTGGCACCGGGCTCGAATGCACGGCGAACAGCACCGATGAGGGTGCATTTCATCATGTGGTCATAGATCGTTGGCGTCGTCAGGTGCGCATCCTGTGGTCGGAGGTAGATGGATGCGAGGCGATCAATCCAGATTGGTGAGACGGTAGCGGCGACGTGATCAAGGTATTCGGCGACGGGGTCATAGGTATTTTCGCGGGCGACTTGCACCAGGCAATCGCAGGCGACTTCCTTGGATACCTTGTAGCCCTGTTCTGCGAGGATGAGGTAGAACCGATCTGCACCCTCGATCGGTCGGCCGTGCAGTTCGATCTGCTGGGTGAAGATGTTCCAGCGGAGACCGCCTGCGGATGACAGCTGGCGGAGGTGGGTGAGCACTTCTGCGGCTTCGAGCTTCTGGGGCTTCGCGAGGATCGGCGGGCCGGCGGCCGGCGGCGGGGCTGGTGCTGGCCCCGCTGCTGGTGTTGTCGGCGCCGGGGTAGGTTGGTGTGGCAGTGGGACTGAGCCCGCGGGTCTAGGGACACCTGCGGGCTCTTTTTTTCGGAGGTGGTAGCGGAGCCGATCGGCGAGCTTGTCGTGAGGCGTCGAGGGTGTGGGGTTGAGGTTGGCGGCGCCATCGAAGCGGGTCCAGGCCTTGCGGTCATCGAAGTCGGGGGCCTTGCCGCGTGCGGCGGCGATGTGCTGTGCGAAGGCATCGCGTGCGGTCATGTCGACGCGGCCCCCCTGCTGGGTCAGCCATGCCTCAGTCCCGAGGAGGTCGAGGGACAGGCGGAGCTGATCGTCGTTCCATGCGCCGGGCGTGCCGCCGGATTCGATCAGCTGGCGACTGTCGCGGCTGATGAAGTCGAGGAAATGGACTGCATCGACCGACGGCAGCAGATCAAGGAGCGGCGGCGGCGGCGGAGTCGGTGGTTCGGGGTCATTGAGCAGCAGTTCAATCAGTGCCAGGGGTGCATCCGCCAGGGCCTGCTCACCCGGGCCACGACCTGACAGCCACCGGTAACCGGAGGTCTGAGGGTGTGCGCCGATGACGACCGATTGATGGCCGTGCCATCTGAGTTCGAGCTGTTCGGCCTTGCCGGTGTCGTCGGTTGCACCGGTGCGGAAGACGCGGCGGCCCTTCATGTGGGGCCAGTAGTCGGGCGGCACTCGGTAGATGATCTGGAACCGGCCATCACGACCGGAGGTCATCGCCAGGGACTTGGGCAGATCGCGGAGCGGCAGGCCGAGTTGCTCGAGCTGACCGGTGGCCGAGAGGCCGTCGTGGTCAACAAACAGGAGACCGCCGGAGGTGGGGCCAGCGATCACGCCGATGGCGCGGGCCCGGCCGGCGGTGATCTCTGCAGCGACCTGTTGCTTGGTGAGTGGGTTGTGCTGCCAGTCGGACTGATAGGGCCGCTTGCTGCCGTCAACGGCGACAAGGCCCCAGTCATCAGGCAGCGCCTGGAGCTGATCAATCAGGGACACGTCAGATGCCCTGCAGCTGATCGATGATGCGCCGCACCTCGCCGGCGATGTGCGCGCAGCGGCCTTCGGATCCACCTAGGGCGATGATGCGATCGAGCTCTGATAGGCGGACCTGCAGGCGCTGGATCAGCTGATGTCGCTCGAACTGCCTGCCGGCCTCATAGGCCTGGGATGTGGGGATTTCGTCGGTCATGAGGCATCGGGCGGCGATGGGTGGACGTCAACGAGGATGCGCGCGGCGGCTGGGAATGCGGAGCGGACGCGGGCGACGGCATGAGCGGGCGAGTCGGCTGGCACCTGGAGGACGCGGAGCAGGTTGGTTGATTCGACCCAGGTGGTGAATGCAACGGTCATGGCTCGACGGGGTAGAGCGGATCGAATGGGTCGGTGCCAGGCGGGGTGTTGTTGAGCGCGCGGATGGCGCGACCGCGGAGGGACCGGCAGGCCCGGACGACGGCTTCGGCGGCGTGAAACGACCAGCCGGAGTGTCTGATCTGGAGTTCGGCCCATCGTTCGGGGTGCTGCGCCCAGTGGAGAAGGTCGAGCTCTGTGGCGGGTTCAGCGTGATGGGCGTCGCGGTAGAGGCACCGTAGCCGCTGCAGGCACTTGTGGGGGGTCATGGTGATCAGGCGACGGGAGCGGAGGAGATGAGTTGCAGCAGTAGGTCCCGCTGGCGGCGGCGGGCGGCCAGACCTGCCGCTTCCCTGACTCTGACGGCGGCCCTGGCGGCGTCGTCGACGGCAGCCCCGGCGGCCCTGGCGGCGGCCCTGGCGGCGTCGTCGGCGGCCCTGGCGGCGGCGGCGACGACGCCGTCGGCGGCCCTGACGGCGGCCCTGGCGGCGTCGTCGGCGACGGCCCAGGCGGCGGCCCTGGCGGCGGCCCTGGCGGCGGCGGCGACGACGCCGTCGGCGGCCCTGGCGGCGTCGTCGGCGGCCCTGGCGGCGGCGGCCTCTGGCCAATTCTGCCCTTCCGCCAGCAGATCCAGCCCGGTGATGACCGGATCAACGACTGCTTGAATCTCCGGCGGCTGCGGCGGCAGACTGCGCAGCTCGGCGGCGAGGAACTGCCAGCGAACCCTGGTCAGGTCTTTGCCATCGCACGCCACAGACTCGGGCAGCGCCGCAAAGAATGCGCGTGCATCCTCAGCAGGCAGGGCCTCGAAGATGCCCTCGGCAATCCGCTGCACCATCACGGGCAGGCCATAGGTCCGCTCTGGAACGGAGGGGTCATTGGAATGCGCAAGGCAGCCGATGAAACAGCCTCGTTGTTGCTCGCGGTTCCAATAGTTCCCCTGCACTACTGCATCAGCCGCAATGTGCTCGGCCACAACGCGGCGTAGCTGGTCGGTGTTCTTGGTGAGAATGGTCATGGTGTGGTGTGTGTCCAAGTGGAAGATAGGGGCCGGGCGACACAGGAGCACGGCGGCAGTCAAATTGCGTTACATCCCGAGGATGGTGCGGGCGTCGTCGGGTGATCGCGCGACACCGGCGAGGCCACCTGCGCGGGTGACGGCAGCGAGGAAGGAGAGCTGTTCTGTCGTGGCGCGGCCGCGGTCCTTCACCTCGATAGCGACGAACTGAGCGATGGTCTGGCCCACCATGTCGGGGGTGATGGTGACCGATCGCCAGCCGATAAGGTCGCTGGTGCCGACGACCCTGGTGGCGCCCGACTGGCCGAGTCCGTAGCGCACCAGCCGGCCATCTGGTGCGGGCAGTGCGCCGACGTTGTTTCGCAGCAGCCGGACGGGGCCGCGGCCATGGGCCAGCTGGATCGCTGCGCTGACGGCAGCCTCATCGGATCGGGTCATGACTGACGGCCACCAGCGCGGGCGAAGCGCCGTGATTCTCTCGCTGACCAGCGGTAACGGGCCCATCCGGGCTTGTATCCGCGGCGGCGGCCGAGGTCTTCAAGCTCCTCGAGGGATTGGCAGTCGCGTTCCTCGTTGATCCGCCGGAACCGTGCGGCGGCGACCTGTGCGGGGGTGAGCTCCTGGAGGTGGCCGGCGACGGTGACCAGCTCGCGCGCGCCGGGGGCCTGCAGGAAGGCATGGCCGCACTCAGGGCATTGGGCGATCTGGGCAGGCAGGGTGGCGAAGCACCTGGGGCAGACGGTGATGTGTTGGGCGGTGGTGGTTCGGGTGGCCTTGACGCGGCCGGCGAGGGACCATTGACGGGGGTCGGTCGGCAGGCCGTGGCGGTGGACGTTGCCAACGTGGTCGTTGATGACGGCGGTGGTCTTCCCGGGGGCGGGGCGGAGCACCCGGCCGACTTGCTGGAGGTAGAGTCCCAGGCTGTCGGTGGGCCGGAGCAGGATCGCACCGGTGACGGAGGGAATGTCGGTGCCCTCGCTGATGATGTCGCAGCTGCTGAGCACCTTCAGGACACCGG